TGGGAATAAACGTAATTGTCTTGGAAGACAGTTTGGAAAGATAGTTCGCCGTGATATTTTTTGTGCCGGCAAGATAGGATACAAGTAATAGTTCCATTCCAAAACCTCCTGACCGCAGAGCGGTCTTCATTCGAAAACAGCGGTGTTGTCTTCTTCCGTGAGCATTTCGTGCTCTTTACCTTCTCCTGCGTTTAGGGCAGCCATACCGCGGCGCAGGTGAGCCATGTTACTCTCGCTGTAGAAAGAAGCGGTACAGTGATTGCGGATATCCTTTTTTGCATCCGAGTCAAAATCAGAAGATAGATTTACTTTCTCAGGCATAAAGTTCTCCTTTCACGCGTCTGTTATAAAAGAAACGCACATCCGCACCGTTTCCGGCGTAGATGTGCGCTCTTTTTGGTGATGGAGATGACGGGAGTCGAACCCGTGTCCAAAACCTTAAAAAGCGCGATTATGCGCGGAGTTTTATCGGTCGTGTTGCATCTCGTGTTGCATATGTACTGAGTCGCTCCTCAAACATGGCCGCGATTTCCTTTTTGACGCGGTCGACCTCTGCTCCTATGAGAGTCTGATAGTTTTTCTTCATCACATCCGAGCCGGGCTCCCAGCCTCCGTAGGCCTCGACATACCGGTCGCCATAGCTCGCGAGTATAGACGCTCCGAAGTGCCGCAGGTCGTGAAAGCGGAAGCGCGGGAGTTCGGTTTTTTCGATGGCACGCACAAAGCGACTGTGCAGCGTGTCAGGATTGATGGGGATTATCCTGCCCTCGTGCGGGAGCGGCAGCGCATCTATGGCAGCAAGCACATAGGGCGGCAGCGTGATGGTGCGATAGCTCGCGTAGGTCTTTGGCGCTTTCAGCTGTACATCGCGATTTTCGCCCAGCACGACGGCCTTGTCGATGGTCACGGTGTCCCCGCGTATATCGCTGTACTCCAGCGCGCATATCTCGCCACGGCGCATGGCTCCGACCGAACCGAGCAGGATAGCGCAGCGGAGATACAGGTCTGGCGTGCTGCGGCACAGCGTCATGATGTCGTCGAGCGACGGACAGTAGAACTCTGTCCGCATCTTGGCGGGCAGGGTGACGCTCGGCCGGAAGCCCGGCAGGAAAAGCGCGAGCGCGGCCGTGAGCAGTCCGTAGGCATTTCTTACGGTTTTCGGCCGAAGATTGTGACCGGTGAGGTCGGAGACCCACAGCTGTATATCGGCATTTTGGAGTCCACGGAGGTCTTTTGCGCCGAAGGAACCGCTGAAATACTGCCGCGCGTAGACCTTGTAGTTGCGCACGGTGGACGGTGACAGCACTGCGGCCTTTAGCTCTATGTAGCGGGCTATAGCCGTGCTGACGGTAAGCTTTTCCTTCAAGGTCATGCGGCTGCGCTTCCAGTCCTCTGCAAGCGCCTGTGCTTCAGCGCGCGTGGCCGCCGTGAAGGACTGATAGTGCCGCTTTCCGGAATCGTCGGTGTAGTCGTAGACCTGGACGCGCACGCTACCGGACGGCAGCACGCCCTTCTTTTTTCTTGGCATGGTTCCCTCCTCTGATATATCTGTATTTTTTTACCATGAGTACATTTTTCGCTGTCGTACTTGTGTTTTTTGATGATTTCCTTTAAAATTTTTACATTATTGATTGGAAGGGGGGGACATCGTGGAGGCAAGTAGTCTTCTACTGAACACTGCCGAATTGCGCCTACTCCTTGAGAAAAAGCGCGATAAAATAGGGCACACAGGTGCAGAGGGGCTTAGTGATGTTTCGTCCGGCTTCCTGTTTGTCATTACCACGCTTCCAGTGACATATCCCACTGTATTCATGCTCTCCGGGGCACAGTACAAAAACTTTTGTCTGGCGATAGGAGGAATGATTATGCTATACGGCGGATACAAATTAGTGAAAAGCCAAAAAAGCAAATACGGACACGAGTGCCTGCTTGAAGATATTAAGAATCTTGATCGCACCGAACATCGTCACTCTCTTGTGGCACTGAAAGACACCTTTGCAGCGGTTCCGTCTAAGTATTTGCTCTATTACGATGAGAAATGGAAATGCTGGTTCTTTTTCAGCTACCGCACCGCCCAAAACGATGATTACGGGCATGTGCGGAAGGCGCTTTCCGAGCAGCTGGGAGTTCCGGAAAAGCTGGTCAAGGTGACGTGGGTTGCGGATAGAGTGCAGACAAAGCAATCTCCAACCGGAGAGAAAACCTATGCACACAAGCTATACAGTGCAAAGTTGAGTAGCTTTCCGGAAGTCGTGAAAGATACTGCATTCACTCTGAGCGGAACGAGATACCGTTGGATGACGCTGCAAGAAATGGAAAAGAATCCGGAAATCCAAAAACATAACCTTGACGTTGTTCACTTCGTAGAAGAATCTTTGTAAGAGCCCTTCGGGGCTCTTTTTTGTGTAAAAAATTATGTTGTGTTACGATGCAAGTAATGCACAGCCCTACGGATCGGATCCCCCGCATGTGCAAGGATAACTTCCCGATATATTTGTCGGGAACATCGGCTGGGGATTACCCCTGCGCGTGTGGGGAAAACTAATTGGGTGGGAAAATTGGGTGGGAACGGGTAGTATTCCCACCCAAAGATTACCCCCGCGCGTGCGGGGAAAACCAGCTTTTCGCCGGAGTAGATCATCGGCGGGTACGGATCACCCCCGCGTATGCGGGGAAAACTGGAGACCTATAGCAAGAATATAAGGCGTTTCCGGATCACCCCCGCGTGTGCGGGGAAAACAATCCAGACCATTCTCCTGCATGTAAAGGTCTAGGATCACCCCCGCGTGTGCGGGGAAAACCCGAATACCATTTGCAATTCGTCGCTGCGTCGAGGATCACCCCCGCGTGTGCGGGGAAGGTTACCGGCCTTCTGAGAAGTTCACGAGCACACGCCCTAAGCGCGCTTTGATGTGTCTTCTATGGAGTATTTCTCATCTTCGAGCATAACCTCCATGCGAGTTGTGACTTTCACACGGTCTACTGCATCCAACCGTACGAAAAGCTCGACAGCCTCTAGCACGTCTTCACCGTAGCGAGCAGCGAGGGAGTCACACTCTATTCCGTCGGAATAATCTTCGAGTCCGGCAAGCCATGCGGCTGAGACGCCCAATGCCTGAGCCAGAGCAAGTAACCTATGTTTCCTCGGGGCGGAATATCCGCTTCGATATTGGCTTAGCGTCGCTTGCGAAACTCCTGTCATTTTTGCGAGAACGCTTGGCTTGATTCCGCTCATCGAAAGTGCCTGCTCAAAGCGTACCCGAAAAATGTTTGCGGCTTCCGAGGTGACGATGTTTTCTTGAGTTGGGTTGGTATCAGAGAGGGATTCCGAGTCCCAACCAGCCAAAAAGGAGGGGGAACAGCCTAAAATATCAGCCATTCGAAACAATGTGGACTGCTTTATGTTCACAACCCGCCCGCACTCATATTTTGCGATAGCCGACTTTTGCAGTCCAAGTTTTTTGGCGAGCTCTTCTTGTGTGAGACCGATGGCGGTTCGCCTTGTCCGGATACGCGTGCCCATCTCAAATTGCTGCGAGTTGCTCATATTACATCGCTCTGGAAGGCAACCGCTTTGCCCAGAATGTGAACATGGTCGAGTGTCTCTCCCGTGTAGATGAGTGGAGCATATTTTGAGTTTTCAGCCATCAGCTGTAGCACTTGAGATTTTGCATCATAGTAGACGCGTTTGAGTGTTGCTTCGTCGTCGATTGCGACCGCATAGATCTGTCCACTCTCCAGTTCCGCATCTCTTTGGATGAACACCAAATCTCCATCCAAAATCCTTGCGCCTACCATACTGTCCCCCCGGGCTTTCAGGCAGAAATCGGCCCTTACATCAGTGCCGGCTTCTACATAACTCTCGCGGTCCTCTGTGCAGAAAATGGGCTGACCGCAAGCGATTTCGCCGAGGAGCGGGATTTTCCGGGTCTTGATAGGGAGAATGTTGGGGTAGGAGGGGGCAATAGTGCTTTTAGATGTGTCTGGCGCATCAGAAATGTCCGTAGAGAGCACGCTACCTGGAGAAGGGAGACTGTCCAGGAGTGCGCCCGGTGTTGTGTGGAGTGCCTCAGCGAAGCGGACTATCTTCGATTGAGTAAGACCTTGCACCCCCATTTCTATCTTGTTGACCGATGACCGGGATTTATACCCTGTTTTTTGCGCAAGTTCATCCTGCGACATTCCGAGACCTTCTCGAAGGTTTCGGATGCGACGGCCGAGTGCAATATCAGTCGTTGTCATACTGGAGCCTCGCTTTCTATATGATGGTAATCACATCATACGGCAAGTGTGAAAAAATATCAACATTTTCAGAAAAAGTTGTTGACGAAACATAAACAAAGCAGTATTATGGGCTTGTTGATAGATAAGAAACAAGAAAGGAGGGGAGCACATGGTTGATTCTGAAAAGCTGAAGGAAAAGGTGCGTGAGTCTGGTTACAAACTATTACATGTTGCAGCCGCTTGCGGCCTTACATATGCTGGTTTTTTGAAGAAAATAACTAATGAAACAGAGTTCAAGGCTTCAGAGATTATGGCGTTGAAAAAGGTACTTCGCCTTACAAATGCCGAAAGGGATGCAATTTTTTTTGCCCCTGATGTTGATAATATATCTACAAATGGGAGGTGAGAACACGAAAAAGAGCAAAGAGGAGATGCCGAAAGAGATTTGCGGACACACTCCGCACAGAGAAGAGAAGCGAGAGTAAGGAGGAAATGAAAAGAAGCCCGCTTTCGGCAGGCTTCATAGAATCATTCTTGCAACAATTCGAAGTGCGTAATTTCGCCAACATCAAAGCAATGCACTTCAGTGGCGGAGTAAAAGGCAAACGCACTTGTGCTCGGATCTGAGTAATGTGCAGAAACTAGCTCATTCTCGAGCACGGTATTCCACTCACATATAGGCCCCAACAATTTAAGGGCGCACCGGATTCGATTGATGTGCTGGTATGTATAGGGGGTGGATGGCTCGCTGTTGGTGTAAACGATGGCGGTTACCAAGGAAATCACCTTCTTTCTTTTGGGGGTGTAGATGGAGGGCAAATGAATGTAAAAATCACATTGCACGCAGAGTGCAAAGATGAGGAAGTCATGGCCAGGCTTGGGCGCTATACCATCGAACTGGATAGCGTCACGGCCATTGAGCAGCCAATCGATGATGATGAAAGAGCTGTTCGCTATGAAGGCGATGAAATGCTTGAGGCAAGGCTTGACACCGAGAAGGTTCTTCTGATCAGATGCGAGAAAAAATGCTACATCTTTGCGCCTAGTGCTGCACGCATCATTTCAATTTGCAAAGAGTAGCACAAGGGAATCTCGTTGCTGAATCATTCTTGAATTAAGTCAAAGTGCTTTATCATGTCACTGCTAAAGACATGAGTTCCGGAATCTGAATAAAACACTAACGAGTGGCTCGGTAAAGGATATTCGAAAGTGAGGAGCTCGCGTTCCGGAACAGTTATCCACTGCTCCTCATCAGGCCAAGAGCGCTCCGAGAAGCTGATGCTCTGCACATGAGGGTAGGAACAGGGTTTAGTGGGAGCACCACTGGTGTAAATTACGGCGGTTACCAAGGTATCACCTCCTTCTGTTTAGATGTTTGGCAGGCGCGGCAACGCCTACAAAGACAGTATAGAGGTGAGCAGAGAGTGAATCAACTGGAGGATAAAAGAGTGGGCAACGCAAAGATTTGTAGGTTGCGAGAGATGGTTTCAAAAACCGGCCAGGAAGCTGAGCAGATTCGAATAACGGGACATGAATTAATTCTTTTGCTCGACAAGGCAGAGAGCGACGCTGATTTAGAGGGAAACAAGGAACTTGTTGATGGTATAGAAGCTATGCGTGGTGCGCTTTCACAGGCGGAGCTGTTACACATCGTCATCGAGTCAATTCTTGCTAGGGGCTGAGTCTGGTTGTCGGGGATCAAGAGGCGGTTAGGAGGTTACATGGATTGGTTTTATGAGATTGTCCAGAACAACGTCGACATGCTGGACAAGCTTGTGGAGAATCTCGGCAAATTGCAGGAGCAAGCACACAACTCCATGAGTCGTATCGATGGTTGTGTGTGCGATGAGGATGCGGAGCGGTATTCGTTTCAGGTTGCGAAAAACATCGGGGAAGCGGCGTATAACTGCAAGTCTTTCTGGGATGCGGTTTGCGAAATGTGTGAATACGTAGGGGTGAACGCGGAGGAATAAAGAACATGGATTTTAAGGGCACTATGAAATCGTTGATCTCTTTCAGAATCAGCGAAATGAATTACCTGTTGGGCGGCTATACAGAGGTGTTGTCGGATGTAGGGTGCGAAGAAGCCACCGCCGACATTAAGAAGGCACAGGGTTCGCTTGAGAAGGCAGTATACAAGCTGCTTTCGGAGGACAAAGCATGAAAACACAGTACAACGCCGTTAGAAGCTTCCGCACAGAGATGGCGGGCTTAAAAGCGGCTCTCGGCTGGTCGAACAAGAACCTTGCCGACTGGCTCGGCTGCTGTGAGTCGACTGTCAGCGCGATGTACAGGGATCCGACAAAGGCGAGCGGGCTGTATGTCCTGATGGTGCATCAGAGGTACCGCGAGGAGCAGGCGAAAATGTTAATGGCTTAGGCAGGGGGAAACATGGGAGTAAAGCAGACGACATCATCGAGATTGCTGGAGGCCGCAGCACTGATTACCGATGCGACGCGACGGCTTGAGGGGCTTGAGTTTGAGAACCACGGCTGTCAGGAATACTGGGAGAACCGACTGGCAATCAGAGACCTCGAAGATGCGAGTAATCGCGTCAAGAACATGATCGAGTGCGGTGAGCGGAAGAAGGGGGAGTCTTAATGGTTTCCGAAGAGGAGGTTCTTAGGTACATCGATTCGGCGCGGGCGGAGATACAGGGTGTCACGGTAAATATGCTGAACGCTGACGATGGACTGAGAGCGGTAAAAGAACTGATACGGACCGGCGGCGGTGCGGGGATTGCCCATACCTGTGCTGCCGGATATATCGAGAGGGCGCAGGGCGCCTGCACAAACATGAGCCTGACGGCAGATAAACTGCTCCGCTGGCTCGCGGCGTGCGACAAGCGGGAGGACGGCGAGGAATGAAGCTGTACAAGTACTACACGATGAGGCGCCCGCCGGGGCTCGGGTCCATTCCGAGCAAGGGGCTCAGGTTTGCGAAGTCCTACAGCGAGAGAAGGGATGACTGCATGGGTGGCATGGTGAGAGCGTGGGGGTGGGCGCTGTATGAAAGACCCCTTAGCATGGATGAACTTTTGAGCTACGAGCTCGCATACGGAGGAGAGGTAGAGAGATGAGCAAGATTGAAGTCGTGAGAACAACGGATGATGAGCACCTCAAGGCGTGCATGAGGGCGGTAAACGAGAGCAGCCGGTCGCACCTGCTGCGTGAACTGGGAGATTTGCAGGAGGAGCTGGCAGTAAATGAGCGTCGGCGGTCGTGGTTAGGGCGACACATGACAGCACAGAGAGAGCTTCTCTCGAGAGAACGGCGCGAGCGCCTTGCCTGGATGTGCATCGCTATCATCGGCTGGGCAATCGTGGCCGGGACATGCATCGGGACGTTTCTGTAAGGCAAAAAGTAGGAGGAGGAAAAATGACGAAAACAGAGCTCATTGCGGGGCTGATTGATAAGAGCGCAAAGCTGCTGGAGGAGAATGTGAGACTCAGGGTGGAGCTGGATACGATTCACGCTGCCTGCTATGCGGCACAGGAGCGCATCGCGCGGGCGGGCGGTGATCCGTATCATTACTGCACCGTGGATGTCGATGAAATCCATCGCATTACCGGCTGGGCAAACGATCCGCTGCAGAAGGAAATGCTGGACTCGCTGCGGCGGGATGCTTCGAAGGATGAGGAGGTGCTCTATGGGGACGCTGTATGAGCTGAAGAGCGAGTACATCCAGCTGCGGGAAATGGCCGGAGATCCGGACATAAGCCCTGAGGCGCTTCGAGATACGATGGACGCCATCAATGGCGAGCTGGAGGACAAAGCAGATGGCTACGCAAAGGCTGGAGGCGGAAGAGGCTGGCCTTGATGCAGAGATAAAACGCCTGCAAGCGCGAAAGAGCGCTGTGAGCGGCAACAAGGGGCGCATCAAGGATGCTCTCGAGAGCGCCATGCGGGAGACCGGAAAACTGAAATTCAAGACGGCTCTCTTCTCGTTCGGAATCCAGAAAAACCCGCCGAGTGTGGCTATTCTGAGCGAGAACATTCCGCTGGATTATCTGGTTGTTCCGGAGCCGCAGCCGGATAAGAAACGCATCCTGGCAGAGCTGAAGGCCGGAGCATCGTTTGACTGGGCGGAACTCAGACAGACCGAATCTCTCAGAATTCGATAAGGAGTAAAACCAAACCATGGCAGAAAAGATAAAAATCAGAGCGCTGCGGGCCGATGAGATTGATTGCCGCGTTTCGACTATCAATGAGAGAGGGCTAACATTACTGCTATACAAGGACGCCAGAGTTGACCAGAGCATCTTGGATGAAACATTTGGGGTGTTTGGCTGGCAGCGATCTCACCAGATGATTGGGGACCGACTCTACTGTACCGTGTCAGTCAGAGACCCGGAGACAGGCGAGTGGATCAGCAAGCAGGATGTTGGTACAGAATCGAACACAGAGCGAGAAAAAGGACAGGCGAGCGACGCGTTCAAACGGGCGAGCTTCAATTTGGGCATTGGCAGAGAGCTTTACACCGCGCCGTTTATCTGGATCCCATCTGGTAGCTACACTGAATCAAAAGGACGAAACGGCAATCCAACGACCTATGACAAATTCTTGGTAACGCTGGTTGAGGTGGCGGATGGGAAAATCACTGCACTTGAAATTAAGAATCAAAAGACCGGACGAGTGGTTTTTTCCCTGGGAAAACCCAAGAAGGTGGAACCTGCTCCGGTCACGACGCCAGAGCCCGCTCCAGCATCTCAGGTGCCCGCTGATGCGCCGCTCGATACAAAGCGCGCACTGGAGATGCTTGGCGTGGTAAAGCGCCACAAAATCCCGCAGGAGGAGTTGCTGAAGCTTTACGGCATCAAAGCCTCCGGCGAGCTCAAGGTTTCCCACTATGAGGATTTCAGAAAGCGCGGACAGGCGTGGATTGCTGAAACCGAAAAGATTTATGCATGAAAACGCAGGGGAGATTGACGGGCATCCAGGTTCCGTTCCGGAGCGAAAAGGCGGTGATTTCCTTCGAGGTCACCGCCGATCCGGCGGATGTGGAGCGGTACAAAGACAAAGAGCTCGATATTACCATTGTGCGGCACAGTAAAAAGCGCGGACTGGCAGCCAATGCAATGCTCTGGGCGTGCCTCGGAGAGATTGCTGCGGCGGCAAGGACAGACAACTGGTCGGCGTATCTTTACATGCTTGAGCGGTACGGAAAATACTCGACAGTCCTAATCAAGGCCGAGGCACTTCCCGATCTACGGCGCGTGTGGAGGGAAACGAGGGTTGTCGGTGAGCGAGAGGACGGCATGGTAGAGGTCCTATGCTTCTATGGTTCGAGCACATACACGACGGAGGAGTTTTCAAGGCTTCTCGATGGCGTTGTGAGCGATATGAAGGAGCTCGGCCTGACTCCGCCCCCGTCGCGAGAGATGCAGGCAGCACTGGAGGAGTTGAGGCGCCAAGAAGAGGCACAGAGGAAGCGGTAGGGTGATAGGCGTGAGAGAGCAGATGTTTGTAATCGAGGGCAGGCTTGATGGCATGAATACCATCATCGACACGAACCGCTACCACAAAATGGCCGGAGCTAAAGAGAAGAAGCAGCAGCAACGCATATGCGCCGAGGCGATACGCGCTTGTGGTGTGCAACCGGTAAAAGCCTATCCGGTTTGCATCAAAATCAACTGGATTGAGCCAAATGCCCGCCGAGATCCGGACAACATCGCGACTGGGAAGAAGTTCATCTTTGACGCGCTGCAGGAGACCGGGGTGCTACGAAATGACAGCATGAAAGAGATTTGGAGAATCGAAGAGGGTTTTGGCGTAGACTCCGACTACCCGAGAATTGTGGTCATTATACGGGAGGTTTTCTGATGGCAGAGAAAAATTCATTTGTGGTGTACTCGCAGTGGGCCACAATTATCGCGAATCTGCCTGATGAGCAGGCGGCGATACTGAGCAAGGCAATCTGCTGCAAGCACCTCGGCATAGAGTATGAGATTACCGACCCGACTATCAAAGCTGTTTTTATTTCGATTGAGCAGAAGCTCGATGCCGATAACGAGAACTACAGAAAAACGTGCGAGGCCAGAGCAAAGTCCGGGCGCAAGGGCGGTAGTGCCTCTGCCACAGAGAAAGCAGAGAAGGCGGATAGTGCGGAAGATAGTGGCAACGGCGACATGGATGGGGAAGTAAGCAAAAGCAAGCAAAACGAAGCAAAAGCAAGCAAAAGCTCTTTTTGCTTCGCAAACGAAGCAAAAGCAAGCAAAAGCAAGCAAAACGGGGGTGATAATGAGTATGAATATGAGTATGAGAATGAAAATGAGAATGAGTCCCCTACGGGGACAAAAGAGAAGAGCGTAGCGCGCGACGCGCGCACACCCGCGCACGAGAACGCTGCCGCACCCTCTCGCGGCAAGGAGCCTAAGGAGCCGAAACACAAACACGGCGAGTATGGTCATGTCCGCCTTACGGACTCTGAGTTCGTGCGCCTAAAAGCCAAGCACGGCGAGGCGGAGACCGAGGCGGCTATCCGCGCAGTGGATGAGTATGTCGAGACCTCCGGCAAAAAGCCGTATAAAAACTATGCCTTGGCGCTCGAAAAATGGGGCTATAGGGCTGCGAGAGAGCAACTGCAACGCGAGCAGGCTGATTGGCAGAGTGTCCCTGCGGTGGCACGGTCTGGATCCACGGGAGGGAGAGCGGCGCCCGGCGGATTTGATGCCAATGACTACTTGCTGGAGCGTATCGCAAACGCAGAAAGGAGCGTGAGCAATGGCTAAGCTTATGACCGAGGCGGAAGTCCTCAAGGTCATATACACGATTAAGGCGGCGTATCCCTCGCACTATGCGAGGTTTACGAAGGTCGACTTTGACAACATGATCAGCGTGTGGGACGGGACGCTTGAGAGCTACACCTACGGACAGGTGTCAGCAGGGCTCAATATGTTCCTGGCATCCGACACGAGAGGGTTTCCGCCGGTTCCCGGGCAGGTTATTGAGTGCATCCAGAGAATGCAGCGCCCGGCGGCTGAAGATTACACGAATACCGAATGTGCGTCCTTAATCCGGCGAGCGTTGAGCAATGCAGCCTATCACGCCGAGGAGGAGTTTGAGCGCCTGCCAGAGATATGCCGCAGAGCGGTCGGAACCCCGCACAATCTGGTTGAGTGGTCACAGCTGGACACACGAGAGGTCGAGACGGTAGTCATGAGCCAGATTATTCGGGCGCTTGAGGCGGCACGGATCAGGATGCGCGAGGATGCCAAAATCCCAGAGAGTGTAAAACGAGAATTGGGGCTTGGTACGGGGCGCGAGCCACTCTACAAGCTCGAGCAAGCGGAGCGTGAGCAGAGACAGCTCGAGGGCAAAGAGCAGCCGAGCTTGCCCGCTCCGGAGCACAGCGATGAGATTGCGGAGGCGGTGCGGAAAATCATGTCCGGAGAAGCGAGCCTCGCAGACACAATGCAAGACATCGTGAAGGGAAACCGCATAAAGCCCCGGGGTGCTGTATGAGCGCAAAGAGCATTATTCCGGGGGATTCGGCAGAGAAATGCTTCTTGTGCGGGAGGAACGGACCGCTCCATGTGCATCATTGCCTACACGGGCGGAATCGCGCTGCCGCAGACAGAATGGGGCTCACGGTTCACCTCTGCGTACGCTGCCACACGCGCCTTCACGACAACGGCGAGTATGACAGGGAGTTGCAAGCGCTTGCGCAGGAGGTTTACGAGAATGAGCATGGGCGCGCTGAGTGGATGGAGCGCGTCGGGAAAAATTACAGGGGGTAAAGCATGAACCAGGTTGTTTTGATGGGAAGACTCACGAGAGATCCGGAAGTCAGATATACGAGCGGCGAAAAGGCGATGGCGGTCGCGCGGTATACGCTGGCGGTCGATAGGCGCGGGAAGGGAGAGCGAAGCGCGGATTTTATTCCGTGCGTCGCGTTCGACAAGGCCGCGGAATTCGCGGAGAAGTATTTCCGCCAGGGAATGCGTGTGCTGGTATCCGGACACATTCAGACAGGCAGCTACACGAACCGCGAAGGGCAGAAGATTTATACCACCGACGTGATTCTGACAAGCCAAGAGTTTGCGGACAGCAAGGGTGCGACTGGTGGTGGTCAGGGTAATGCCGGCGGTGGAGCGGCTGGGAATGCCCCACGGGACGATGAGCCATTCATGAATATTCCGGACGGCGCGGATGCGGAGGGGCTGCCGTGGAACTGACGCGGGATTCAGCGGCGCGGAGAGCGGTGGCTCAGATTATCGACCGCTTCACGGACATGTTGGACGTTGGCGAGTACCAGCTGGTGGAACTCAAAATCAGGGACACAGCGACAGGGCGAGAGTACGGGTGGAAGGAGCGGAGAAATGAGACACATTGCGATTGACGTATTTGCGAGGGGCAATCGCAAGAGCAAATCTTGAAAGTGGGGAGCTGACTGCATGAAGAAGATTGAGTTTCTCGATGAGGTAAAAGACATTGTGACCGAGCGGGAGGGACAGCACGGAAATTCCGCGAAAACACACAGGGTAATTGGGGAGCTGTGGAGCATCTATCTGAGCGAGAAAACCGGAATTCCGGTGAAAATCGATGGGGCTGATGTAGCGATGATGCAAATACAGGCGAAGATTGGGCGGTTCATATGTGGGCAGAGCGATCACATGGATACGGTACTCGACATTGCGGGGTATGCAGCCTGCGCCGGAGAGATTGTAAGCGAGAGGCAGTGAGATGGATGAGGGGAGCAGACGGGGCAAAGACCTCGCCAAGCCGCAGGAGCGGAGAGGGCCGGCTGTATCTGGTTTCGGAATGATTACCGGCCTCGAGGGGTGCTATGTGAGACTTGCGGTGGAGGTTGTGCGCATGGCAGTGGAGGATTACATGGATTTGTTGCGACTTCACATGAACCGCGCACGATACAGCCGATGGTACTACACCAAGCACCGGCGAGAGCTGGACAGGGCAAAGACCTTTCTGCAAAGCAATCGGTGCAAGAAGTTTTGCAATGTAGATGGGGTGTATCTCATGCGCTTGGCAGAGAGGAGGGTTGCGAGTGAGTCTGAAGGAGGAGCTTCAGCAGTATCTCGGCATTATGTGCGAAGTGAGGGATGCTAAGCAGAGGGCGGCGGAGCTTGGGCGGAGGATTCGAGAGGCTGAAGCAACCCAGGTCTCTGACAGCGTCTACGGCACGCGAGAGGACGGCACAAACGGGCATATCCGTATTACCGGAGTCCCGCTTCCGGAAATCGACAAACTCACCGATCTGCGAAAAAAGCGTGAGACGCATTTCAAGGTCCTTGCCTTTGAGCAAGAGCAGCGAGCGGCGTATCTGGAGGAGAGGATTGCAAAAATCCCGGATCCGACAATCCGCGTGATTCTAAGACAGAGATATATTGATGGCATGACCTGGGATGCGGTGAGTAGGCACAATGGGCACGCGGGGACCGACTGGGCGCGAGTGAGAGCGGCAAGGTTTTTCGCGGCAACGGAAGGAGGGGTAGTGTGAAGGAGAAGGTGCTCTATACATGCGAGGTTTGTCACACGGATTACGCCGATAAAGTAGAGGCAAAAAGGTGCGAGGAGAGTCACGAAAGGAAGTTGAAAATCGTGGATTCGAGATATTTGGCGCGAGCACAGACCTTGATTGGTTTTCCAATCACCATTACGGTCCAGTCGGAGGACGGAATACGGGTCACATACAAGAGATGAGGGGGAGAGAGATGACAATAAACGAGTATCAGGAGAAAGCATTGCGCACAGCGAGTGGGTACCGGAGCGATAGCCTACTGCTCAATGGTGTCATGGGGCTCTGCGGAGAGTCAGGGGAGTGTATCGACATCGTGAAAAAGGCGATGTTCCAGGGGCACACGCTGGACAGAGAGCATCTTGCAGAGGAACTGGGAGATGTGGCTTGGTATCTCGCGGTCACAGCGAAGGGGCTCGGGTATGATTTGGAAAGCATCATGCAGCGGAACATTGACAAGCTCGCGAAGCGTTACCCCGAAGGTTTCGAGACTGAGCGGAGCACGCACAGGGAGGAACGACAAGGTGAAGCGTGATGGTGAGTTTTGGCAAGGGGGCTTGTTGCTGGTGTTGGGAGCGATATATCTGATCGGGAAGATGTGGTGGGAGTACTTTCTGGTGAGCCACATCGGAAAGTAATTTCTCAAAACGCTTGCGTGTACGCTTTGTACTGATAATATTTAAAAGTGAAAAGGTGGCAACGTGGGAAGAGCCGCAGTGCAGCCCTCGGGTCACCTTCTTTGCCACTACTGGAGTGGGAGGCGGGTTCAATTCCCGCCGGTGGCTTCCCCTGTGAAAGCAGGGCATGTAACCTCCCTCTAACGGAAAAGGGGAGCGGTTCGCCATGGCCGCTCTCCTTTCTGCTTAAATCGGCTATACGTACCAGTATGTCAGTATTCAACATCGCCCCATGTTTATAGTAGTAATGTTATAAATTTGATATGGCGCTTCCGTGTCTCTAAAGGGTTCCTTTTCTCCGACCCCTTAGGGACATTTTTGTTGTGAATTTCTGAAAGGATGTGATTTTCTTGCCAAGGGCAAAGAATGCAAAAGCAGAAGTTGCCCTGAAGCTATATAGACAAGGGATTCTGCTAAAGGATATTGCAGAGCAGCTTGATATTCCCCAGGGAACAATCAGGCGTTGGAAAAGTACGTACAAATGGGATCAGGCTGATGAACCTGCTGACTGTTCGGATGCTCGGAAAAAAGGTGAGCGTTCGGTTAATAGTGAGCGTTCGGAAAATAAAAAGGTGCAACATGTCAAAGGTGATGTTGCATCTGTGATTGAAAACCCTGAATTGACTGATAAACAAAGGCTTTTCTGTCTGTACTATGTGCGCTGCTTCAATGCAACAAAGGCATATCAAAAAGCCTACGGTTGTAGTTATGAAACCGCAGGGACAAACGGCTATGCCCTGCGGCAAAATACTGCAATTATAGCAGAGATCAACCGTCTGAAGCAGTCCCGTCTGAACCGTGAACTTCTGGATGAACATGACATCGTCCAGAAATACATTGATATCGCCTTTGCTGACATCACTGATTTTGTGCAGTTCGGTCAGGAAGAAGAATATGTTATTGGTCAGTCTGGACTGGTTCAGGTTGAAGATCCTGTAACCGGAGAGAAAGCTCCTCTAAAGCAGATGATCAATACCGTTCGCCTCAAGGAATCAGACAGCATTGATGGAACGCTGATCACGGAGGTTAAGAGCGGCAAGAACGGTGCATCCGTCAAGCTGGCTGATAGAATGAAGGCTCTGGAATGGCTGGCTGAACACATGGGAATTGCCACAGAGGAGCAGAAAGCCCGAATAGCTGTTTTGAGGATGAAATCTGCCGGTGATGAACCGGAAGAAGTTGATACTTCCTATGTGGATGCCCTGAAAGACCTAGCCGCAAAGGTATGGACGAATGAGGAAGAAAAGAGCTAAACCGTTTAAGTTCATTTCACCATCAAGGAAGCAGCTGATGGTGCAGACGTGGTGGTTGGCTGATAGGGTCCGGAACCATGATGGTATCAGTGCAGATGGTGCTATACGGTCAGGCAAAACCATGTGTATGTCCATGGCCTACATTAGCTGGTCAATGGAAAATTTTGACGGTGAAAACTTTATCATTGCCGGTAAGACAGTTGGGTCTTGCAGAAGAAATGTGATTACCCCGCTGGAAAAGATGATTGCGTCTTTGGGCTACGCAGTGGAAAATCACCGCGCTGACAATTATCTGGTCATTCGCAAGAACGGCAAGGAAAACTATTATTACATTTTCGGGGGTAAGGATGAAGCATCACAGGATCTTGTACAGGGTATTACAGCAGCGGGTGCGTTTTTTGATGAAGTTGCTCTAATGCCTGAATCCTTCGTGAACCAAGCAACTGGACGTTGTTCAGTGGAAGGCTCCAAGTTCTGGTTTAACTGCAACCCTGAATCACCATACCACTGGTTCAAAGTGAACTGGTTGGATAAGGCTGATGAAAAGAACCTGCTACATCTGCATTTCACCATGGATGACAACCCATCCCTGAGCGAAAAGATTAAGAACCGATACCGCAATATGTACAGCGGTGTGTTCTTTAAGCGATACATCCTAGGTTTGTGGGTCATGGCTGAAGGTGTCATTTATGATATGTTTGATCTGGACAAGCATGTTGTTGATTCGGTCGACATCCCGGCGCTTCAGCCCAATTCTTATCATATTTCCTGTGACTACGGCACACAGAACGCCACGGTCTTTCACTTGTGGGGCGAAGGAGTTGACGGTGTGTGGTATTGCATTAAGGAATATTACTATTCCGGCAGAGAAGCAGCAGTCCAGAAAACAGACACAGAATATGCAGATGATCTGGAAAAGTGGCTGGATGGTATCAAACCGCAGAAGATTGTGGTTGACCCCTCGGCTGCTTCTTTTATTGCTGAACTGAAGAAGCGCAGGTTCAGCATCAAGAAAGCAAAGAATGATGTGTTGGATGGTATCCGGTTCTTTGCATCTTTGCTGAAGAATCATTCGGTGAAATTCAGTTCTGAATGTAAAATGACAATCCGGGAATTTTCGTCCTATGTATGGGATACAAAAGCATCTGAGCACGGGGAGGATAAACCAGTCAAGGTGTTTGACCATGCAATGGACAGTATCAGATATTTTGGCTATACGATTATCAGGAAGCCCAATGGCTTGTCGATCATGAAGTAGGTGATTGATTATGGATTTAGAAAATGTGAAAAAGATCATCTGTGCTTATGCAGATGTACATGCCGTGCACCTAAAAGAAGCAATGACAGCTGAAAGATACTACAAGAACGAAACGGACATCATGTTTGAACCCAAGAAGTCCAGGGGAAAGGCTGAAATGGATGCCGGCGGTGAACTTGTTACTCATGACATTGCATCTCCCATGCGGAACGCTGACAACCGAATCCCTTTCAATTTTCATGGGTTACTGGTCAATCAGAAAGCAGCCTACATGTTTACGGTGCCACCGATGATCGATGTTGGAATTGATGCTTCCAACAAGGTGCTGAATGCGTTCTTGGGTGACAAATACCCTAAGGTATGCAAAGACCTATGCGTGGAAGCGTCCAATAAGAAAACCGGTTGGATTCATGTGTGGAAGTCTGCTGATGATGGTGCTGTCCACTATGCGGTTGTTCCATCTGAACAGATTCAGCCCATTTGGTCAAAATCTCTTGACCGGAAACTGATGGGTGTTCTTCGGATTTATCATGACATTGATGAAGAAGGGGCTGAATTTGATGTCTATGAACTGTGGAACGACAAAGAGTGTGAAATTTACAAAGTCCCTGCAGGACGGACTGTCATGGACGGTCTGGTGCCTTACTGCAACTTCATTCTAGTGGAAGGTGGGAGGTCCACACGAGTGAATACATATCAGCACGGCATGGGTGAAGTTCCGTTCTTTGCATTTGACAACAGTAATGTCCATACGGATGATTTGAAGAACATCAAGCCTCTGATTGATGTTTACTGCAAAGTCTTCAGTGGTTTTGTCAATGACTTGGAAGATATTCAGGAAGTCATCTTTGTGCTAACCAACTACGGCGGTGCAGACCTGAATGAATTTCTGTCAGATTTGAAGTATTACAAGACCATCAAGGTGAACAATGAGGGGGACGGTGACAATTCCGGTGTTTCAACCTTGACCATTGATCTTCCCGTTGAAGCCAGGGAAAAACTTCTGACCATCACCAGAAAATGTATTTTTGAACAAGGCATGGGTATTGACCCGGATCCCCAGAATTTTGGAAATTCTTCTGGTGTGGCACTGAAATTCCTGTATTCGCTGCTGGAACTGAAGTCCGGTCTGATGGAAACAGAGTTCAAACCATCCTTTGGTAGGTTCATCCGCTGCATCTGTCGGGTGCTGAGTGTCCCCATCAAGGATGATGTGGTACTTCAGACATGGATCAGAACCATGGTTCAGAATGATCAGGAAATGTCTCAGATTGCACAACAGTCCACTGGTATCATCAGTCAAGAAACCATTGTCCGCAATCATCCGTGGGTTGAGAATGTCCAAGATGAACTTGACAAGCTGAAGAAAGAAAAGGCTGCGGTACAGGCTGAACAGGAGCAGCTTTATGATCCGTTTGGAAACCAGCAAAAGAAACAAGCCCCGGATCCTGATGCCCCCGATGATTCTGGTGCTGGTCTCAAGAAGGGTGGCAGTTGATGAAAACCTCTGAATACTGGGGAAAACGATTCAATATGCTGGAACAGTCACAGCACGACCGGGGGGCAGCAGCTTTTTCAGAGATTGACAGGAAATACAGGACAGCTGAAAGAGAGATTGAGAGGAAGATTGCTACATGGTATCAGCGCTTTGCTGACAACAACGGTATCACCCTTCAGGAGGCCCAGAAGTGGCTGTCCGGGAGAGACCTGGAAGAATTTAAGTGGGATGTGAACCAATACATCCGCTATGGGCAGGAAAACGCAGTCAATGGAATCTGGACAAAACAGCTGGAAAATGCTTCTGCTAGGTTCCATATCAGCCGGTTGGAGGCCTTGAAGATCCAATGCCAGCAGGACATTGAAGTCCTGTTTGGTGGTCAGAAGGATTTCTTTGATCAGGCAATGTCCGATGTGTACAGATCCGCATACTATCGTACTGCTTTTGAAATTCACAGGGGGGTGGGCGTTGGTTGGGACTTTGCCACACTGGACAACAAGACCATCAGCAAGATCATCAATAAGCCTTGGGCTGTTGATGGAATAACCTTTTCTGACCGCATATGGCTGGACAAGCAGAAGTTGTTGTCTGAACTGGACAATACCCTGACGCAGAATATTATACTGGGTCGGGATTCACAGAAAGCTATTGACGCTATATCCCATCGTCTGGGAGTGTCAAAAGCCAATGCGGGACGCCTAGTCATGACGGAAGAAGCCTATTTTTCTTCTGAAGCACAAAACAGTTGCTTCAAGGAGCTGGACGTTGAACAATATGAAGTTGTGGCAACGCTGGATAGTAGGACATCTGAGATCTGCCGGATGATGGACGGAAAAGTGTTCAAGATGTCTGAATGGAAGGTTGGTGCCACAGCACCGCCGTTTCACCCTTGGTGTAGAACCACAACCGTCCCCCACTTCGATGATGATTTTGATATAGGTGAACGTGCTGCAAGGGGCGCTGATGGAAAAACATACTATGTACCAGCCAACATGAAATATGCTGATTGGGAAAAAGCCTTTGTCCGAGGTGATAAATCAAGTGTTCAATCTATTCAGAACAGTGTGAACTATCCTGTTATTGTAAAGATTGCCGGTGTGGATGTTGAAAAATCCACCGGTTCATATTCTTTTTCCAATGGAGCCGGACAGGCAACTACACTTTCAAAGGCGGCTATCTACAAACTTCAGGATGGTACAAGGTTTGTGTTCCCTGAAATATATAACACCGCCCATCAAAGCATGACACCTGAAAAGGCCATTGAATTGTGGCATAGGGTTCCTGATTCTGTTAGAAAGCAGTCACAGAAGGTGGTTGAGTTTGTCGACTACTATAATCCACAGGATTTCTATTGGAAACAGGTTTATAAAAATTTTACTCAGTCTTATGCAACGGGGGGTGACACTATCACGTTCTATCGTTGGGACTATCCACATGATGACGATTATGTAATCAGAACATATTGCCATGAAGCGGGTCATTTCATTGATAAAACCAGAAGCACAAACGGGATCCCTTATTCGTTGTGCCAAGATTGGACAGATGCAATGAAACATGATATGCTGTATTCAGGTAAGAAGTCACCAACTGTGTACGGTGAAAATTCAAATGCAGAAGATTTTGCTGAATCTGTCGCAGAGTTTACACATGATCTAACATCCTTTGAAAAGGACTTCCCGAATAGGACAACACTTCTGAAATCAATATTTAAGTGATTGGTGGTGAAGAATATGACCTACAAAAAAATAATGGGGAAAACCCCTGCGGGTGGAGACTATTCTGAAATCTACTATTATGATTCAGATGGAAACCCCGTTGATGAAGAAAAAGCATCAAAGTGTATCATTCGTGAATGCAAGGCAGATGGAACACTTCTGAATGAAATCTTTGGTACTTGTAATTAAATATTGTTTTGTTTTAAAGCACCCAGAAATGGGTGCTTTCTTTATTGCTTAGGATTCAGGAAAGGAGTGAACCGGCATGAAGAAGCTGTTCATCAGTCAGTTCATGAAGAACAAGACTAACGCTGAAATTCTAGCAGTTCGTGAAGAGGCAATTCAGGGTTGCAGGATTGAAAACACCTGTGTTGTGGACTACGGCATCACGGTCATTGAGAGCTACAAGCACTGATAACTAAGCACCTTTAGGTGCTTTTTTATCGCCCTGAACACGGCGTTAAACTGTTCAGTCCGACAAAATACACCGCTATGTGAATAAACTGGCATCCCTCTTTGACAGGAACCAACCTGAATAAAAAGGAAAAAGAAAGGAAAATCAAAAATGTTGGAATGGTTACAGTCAATTTTGGAAGGGGCGGCTGTTACTGACGGAAAGCTGGATGTTGCAGTGGTCATGAACACTGTGAAAACTGAGTTTCCCAAGTATGCAGTTCCCAAGGACGACTTCAACGCCAAGGTTAACGAACTGAAGACCGCAACGGACACCATCACCACCTTGAAGAAGGATGTTGGTGACAATGAGGAACTTCAGAAGAAAATCAAGGCGTATGAGGATCAGATTAAGGCCCTTCAGGCTGATCAGGTGAAAACGGCAAGAACCTATGCTTTGAAAGCCAGGCTGACGGAAGCAGGTGCGATTGATCCCGATTACCTGATCTATAAGCAGGGAGGTCTGGACAAGTTTACCTTTGACAAGGACGGTTCCCCTGTCGGCGTGGATGATGTTCTGAAACCCTTGAAGGAATCCGCACCCCATCTATTCAAGTCCAATAGACAGGGTGGGTATAACCCCGCTGCCGGTGGCGCAGGATCCGCTGGAGGCGTGACCAATCCCTGGAAGAAGGAATCTTTCAACCTTACTGAACAGGGAAAAATCTTGCAATCCGATCCAGCACTGGCAAAACAGCTTGCAGCTGCTGCCGGTGCCACATTGCCTATCTAAAAACCATGAAAGGAAGGAAATTACAATATGGCAAACGGTACTACTCTTTCTGCTGTGATTGTGCCTGAACTGTTTAATCCGTATGTGGTTAACAAGACCATGGAGCTGTCTGCACTGTTCCAGTCCGGGATCATCACCAACAACCCCGAATTTGACAAGTTGGCTTCTGAAGCAGCCCCGGTTCACAACATGCCGTTCTTTGAGGATCTGCACGGTGAATCTGAGGATGTTCTGGAAGGTGAAGATTTGACCGCCAAGAAGATCGCCAGCAACAAGGATGTGTCCACCACCATCCGCAAGGCTGCAATGTGGTCTGCAACTGACCTTTCTGCTGCTCTGGCTGGTGCTGATCCTATGGCTGCAATCGGCGACCTAGTTGCTGGTTATTGGAGTCGTGAGAACCAGCGTATTCTGATCAAGATCCTGTCCGGTGTTTTTGGCACTTATGACAACGATCCTTCCGGCAGTCATGACTACAAGACCCCGCTGGTTGACCATATCCTGGACATTACCACCTTGTCCAGCGCTGCTGCAAAGAACATTTCTGCAGCTGCTTTCATTGATGCTTGTCAGCTGCTTGGTGACGCTCAGTCCCAGCTGACTGCTGTTGCTATGCATAGCGCAACCAAGGCGTTTCTGAAGAAGCAGAACCTGATTCAGACTGAGCGTGATAGCACTTCTGTGGAGTTCGACACCTATCAGGGGCGGCGTGTCATCGTGGATGACGGTTGCCCGGTTGAAAACGGTGTCTATACCACCTACTTATTTGGTCAGGGTGCACTTGCTTACGGCAACGGCAATCCTGTTGGTTTCGTCCCGACTGAGGTTGATCGTGACAAGAAGAAGGGGTCTGGCGTGGACTTCCTGATCAACCGTAGAACCTTCATCATGCACCCCCGTGGTATCGCGTGGCAGAATTTGGCGCGTGAGCATGTGGAAACCCCCACAGAAGCAGAGCTTGCCAACGCCAAGAACTGGAAGATGGTCTATGAGCCTAAGCAGATCCGCATGGTGGCGTTCAAGCACAAGATTGGCTAATTGAAAGGTTGGTGAATCGCATGACTATTGAAGAACTGAACAGTCTGGTAGAAATGCGGTTGCTGACCTTGGGCTATCCGGTCACTGAAGCGGATCAGAAGATCCTGTCCTATGTGACCGGACATGCTGCCCAATATGTTTGCACATTCTGCAATTTTCCCAGCTGCCCTGATGACATTCCCGGTTCCTTGCGGTATGTCACTGTTGATTATGCCGTGGGTAACTTCCTTCAGCATAAAAAGACCTTTGCACCTGATGACCTGACCAACCTGAATCTTGACTTTGCAGTCAAGCAGATTACCACCGGTGATACCACTACGGTGTTTGCAACCGGTGAGGGTTCGCAGACTGATGAACAGAAGCTGAACAGTTTCATCAGCTATCTGATGACCTATGGGAAGCATGAACTGAATTCCCATAGAAGGGTAAAGTGGTGAACATCACGGTTCAGGCTGCACGAAAAGCAGCTCGGTCAGCGTTTGAGAAATACCACTATGATGGCACTGCAACGGTGTCTGAGTGGAGTAAGGTCAAGGACAAGGAATCAGGACTGACAAAACAGGGTGAAGTGATCCTTTTGGAAAATCAGCCCTGTCATCTTTCAAAGGAAAAGGATGCGGCGGTTTCCCAGAGCGTTTCTGCTGCACAGGTTTCACAGACCGTCAAGTTGTTCATTGCACCGGATATTCAGATCAAGGCAGGATCTAAGATCACGGTGACACAGGCGGGGATTACTGCTATATACACCCATAGCGGAAAAGCCGCTGTCTATGACACCCATCAGGAAATCCTGCTGGATCTGTTTGAAAGGTTTGCGTAATGGGCAAGATGGGAAAATTCAACTTCCGGGAACTGAAGGACTTTGAACAGAAGCTAAAGTCCATGAAAGACCCGGATGCATTTGTGGAATCTTGTGCAAAGGAACTGGCAGCAAGACTACTGGAAAAGGTCATCAAGCGCACACCGGTTGGTGATTATCCCAAGAGTTCCGGCAAAAAGGGTGGAACCTTAAGACGTGGTTGGACAGGTGAAAAACGTGCATCAGCTTATGCAGATTCCCTGACTGTCCACCATTTTGGGGATACTTATGTCATTGAAATTGTCAACCCTGTTGAGTATGCCAGTTATGTGGAATATGGACACAGGACGGCCAATCACAAGGGATGGGTCATGGGCAAGTTTATGATGACAATTTCAGCACAGGAACTTCAGGAGATTGCACCCAGGGTGCTGGAACACAAAGTCAAAATATGCATGGATGAGTTGGTGAAATGATCAATGAAATTGTAAATGCAATTGTGAGGATATTGGACAGGGCATTCAATGCTGAATCAGATGCCTATGAAATCTACAATGAAGAAATCAAGCAGGATCTTCGTGAACCTGCTTTTTTTGTGCAGTCGATCAACCCATCCACAAGTCTGTTTCTGGGGAAGCGGTATCTGCAACATATCCATATCCTGATTCAGTATTTTCCCAAGTCGGAAGCCTATCAGACGGAATGCAATTCTATGGGAGAACAACTGGCTTGGATTGTGGAGTGGATCACCTGCAAGGACGATGACAGACCCATCCGTGGAAGCAATATACACTTTGAGGTAGTTGATGGGGTGCTGAACTTCTTCGTGGACTATAAATTTTTTATCCGTAAGGACGAAGGCTATGGCCCCATGCAAACCTTGAATCTACAACAAACCGTGAAGAAAGGAAGCGACTGAATATGGCACAGAAGAAGGCGACAGCAGCCGTTGTACCTACTGCTTCTGATAAAGTGAAGGTTCAGACTATAACTGAACCCGCTTTTGAGAAAGCGCAGCTTGTCGGCTGCAAGAAGTATTCCGGCAGAAAGGATCTGGTCAATGCCCTTCTGGATGATGGGCAGAAGTACACCCTCAGCCAGGTGGACAAGATGATTCAGGACTTTGACACCGGTGACTTCACCGAAAACAAAGAAAGGAAAGGTGGAAAATAATGGCTCTTGGTGGTGGAACTTTCGTAGTTCAGAACAAAAAACTCCCGGGCGCGTACATCAATTTTGTTTCGGCGGCGGCCGCTTCGGCGACACTCTCCGACAGAGGTGTGGCAACGATGCCGCTGGAGCTCGACTGGGGCGTTGACGGGGAGGTTTTCGAGGTAACCAACAGCGATTTCCAGAAGAACTCGCTGAAGGTTTTCGGCTATGACTACACGCACGAGAAGATGAGGGGCCTCCGAGACCTTTTCCTCAACGCAAAGACGCTTTATGCGTACAAGCTGACCTCGGGCGGCACAAAGGCGGCGAACGCTTTTGCAGAGGCGCGATATACGGGTGTCAGAGGAAACGATTTGAAGGTTGTAATCCAGAAAAACGCGGACAACGACCAGTATTTTGATGTCAAGACCGTGCTCGGCACTGAGATTGTGGGCGAACAGACGGTTGAGAGAGCGGCTGACCTGGTCGCAGATGATTTCGTGACGTACAAGACCTCGGCAACACTGGAGGTCACCGCGGCAACGCCGCTTACCGGCGGCACAAACGGTACGGTGAACGGGACCGCATACCAGAAATACCTCGACAAGATTGAGGCCTATACCTACAACGTCATGGGCGCGGTTGTCACCGACGACACCACGAAGGGGATGCTGAACGCATTCACGAAGAGAATGCGCGATGAGATGGGCGTCAAGTTCCAGCTTGTCCTGCACAAATACCAGACGGCGGACTACTACGGCACGATCAGCGTCAAGAACAAGGTGACGGACGATGGCTGGAGCGAGGCGGCGCTTGTGTACTGGGTGACCGGTGCGTCTGCCGGCTGTGATGTCAACAAGTCGAATCAGAACAAGAAGTACAACGGCGGTTTTACGGTCGATGTCAACTACACGCAGGTTGACCTGCAGAAGGCAATTGATGCCGGTGAGTTTGTCCTGCACAGGGTTGGCGCGGATGTGCGTGTTCTGGAGGACATCAACACGATGGTTACGACCTCTGACACGCAGGGCGCCGTTTTTAAGGACAATCAGACGGTGCGCGTGATTGATCAGATTGCAAATGACATTGCAGTCCTTTTCAACACCAAGTACCTCGGCGTGGTCCCGAACGACGCCGCGGGCAGAACGTCGCTCTGGTCTGACATTGTGCAGCATCATGAGCAGCTCGAGAAGATTCGTGCAATCGAGAGTTTCTCGGATTCGGATGTTACTGTCGAGCAGGGTAACACCAAAAAGTCCGTGGTTGTGACGGATGCGGTCACCGTTGTGAATGCGATGTCCAAGCTTTACATGACCGTGACGGTCGCGTAAAGGAGGCAGAGAATGAAACGGAATGTTACGATGCGCGCGAAGGACAGCATCTCCGCGTCGCTTGCGGAGTGCTTCGTCACTATCGGCACCCGCCGCTACAATTTCATGCAGGCAATCAATTTCGAGGCGAAATTCGAGAAAACAAAGAGTGAGATTCCGATTCTCGGAAAGACCGGAAAGGGAAACAAGTCTACCGGCTGGAAGGGGACCGGAAGCGCGACTTTCCACTACAACACCTCCGTTTTTCGGCAGATGCTGGCACAGTACAAGGATACCGGCGAGGATGTCTATTTCGAGATTCAGGTTTCGAATGAGGACCCGACCTCCGCGGCTGGTCGACAGACCATGATTTTTATTGACTGTAACATTGACGGCGGCATCTTGGCGAAGTTCGATGCCGACAGTGAGTATCTTGATGAGGATATGGATTTCACGTTTGAGGATTTCAAAATGCCGGAGGCATTTAAGGATCTTGACGGATTCCTCACCAACTAAGCACCGAGAAGGGAGAGAGAATGTCTAAATTCAGCAAATTCATGAAGGCCAACAAGGTGGTGAAGGAGAACGGTTTCTATGCGGCTACCAAGTCCCTCTGCGATGAGCAGGGGGAGCCGCTCCGGTGGGAGTTCCGTCACATCACCTCAAGGGAGAATGACGACCTCAGAGAGAGCTGCACAGTTGATATTCAGGTGGTTGGCAAGCCCAACCTCTACCGGCAGAGATTAAAGGCTGGTCTCTATATCCGGAAGATGATCGCGGCGTCGGTTGTCGTACCTGACCTCTATGATGCGGAGCTTCAGGATAGCTACGGCGTAAGCACTCCTGAAGACCTTTTGGTCGCGCTTGTGGATGATCCGGGTGAGTATAACGACCTTGCGGCTTTTGTGCAGAAGTTCAACGGCTTCGATGCCACCCTCGATGACAAGGTGGAAGAGGCAAAAAACTGATCGAGGAGGGGGACGCGGAGGCAAACTACGCCTACTACGCCCTCCTCAAACTTCACATTCTGCCGTCGGTTTTTCTCGAGATGGATGATCAGGAAAGGGCGTTCGTCATAGCGGCCATCAAGGTGAAGGTCAAGAATGACAGGGACCGAGAGAAGGAAGCGAAGCGAAAAGCCAAAAAGAAAGGCAGGTGACGCATGGCGACTATAAGAACAGCGATTGAGCTGCAGGACAACTTCACAGGCGTTCTGGATCGGATTATCGGATCTGTGGGAGCCGGAGTCGCTGCCATGGACAACCTGTATCAGACGATGGGAGCGGCGGTTGACACGTCCTCAATCGATACCGCTCGGAATTCCCTCAATCAGGCCACTGCCGCTGCACAAGAGCTGGATTCGGCACTACAGGGAACCGCCGTCCCGCAGTGGAAGTCCGGAGGCGGGGTTGAGATGTTCAACAGCACAGGCGTTGCGCGCTTTGAGCAGGAAGCACAGAGCGCGAACGCGATGCTGAATACCCTGAACGCAAAACAGCGAGAGATCGCCGCTACTGCGGCGAGAACAGGCATATTACCGGACGCCGCGGTTGCCGATATTGAGAATCTCGGCGGACGATTACAGAGCATCCAGCAACGCATCCAGCAAATCGAGAGCAATCCGCTGAACATCGGTTCAGAAACTGTAAATAACGAGCTGGAGCGGATGCGCGGACAGCTGGATCAGGCCGTACATGAGCAAAGCGAACTGAATCGCGCGGTGTCCAACATGGATGTGTGGACGGCGAACAATGCGTATCAGAGACTCTCTGAGACGGTCGAAAATACCGAGAGGTATATCCGCGACAATGTCGATGAGCAGGGGCGCTTTAACCAGGCAATCAGTGAGGGCGCGTCGAATGCCGACAACCTAACAGACACCCTCAAGGGAGCCGTGGCGGCGTATGCGACGGTTCAGACGGTTGGAAAGGCGCTTGACCTATCTGACACACTGACCTCAACCACCGCGCGTCTCAGCATGATGAACGACGGACTCCAGACCACCAATGACCTGCAGAACATGATTTATCAGTCTGCGGAGCGGGCGCGAGGGTCCTATCAGGCAACGGCGGATGCGGTGTCAAAGCTCGGCACTATGGCGGGGGATGCTTTTGCGAGTTCCGGAGAGGTGGTCGCCTTCATGGAGCAGGTGAACAAGCAGTTCACCATTGCGGGAACATCTGCCTCCGGAATGGATGCTGCCATGCTACAGCTGACCCAGGCGATGGGCTCGGGCGTTTTGCGCGGTGAGGAGTATAACTCAATCCTCGAACAGGCGCCGAACATCATTGAAACCATCGCGACCTATCTCGATGTACCTAAGGGCAAACTCAAGGAAATGGCTGCGCAGGGCGTTATCACCGCAGACGTTATAAAAGCTGCGATGTTTGCAGCGGCAGACGAAACCAATGCAAAGTTTGAGGCAATGCCAAAGACTTTCGGTCAGATCGCGACCTCGTTCCGGAATACCGCACTCATGGCTTTTCAGCCTGTGCTGAGCAAGCTTAACGCCATCGCAAACAGCGCGTCGTTTCAGCAGTTTGTGAGCGGCGTGGCAGCCGGAGCGGCGACGATTGCCGAGGGGCTTTTGATGGTCGTTGAGCTGCTGATGAGCATTTTCTCAGTGGTATCAGACAACTGGCCTATCATTTCGCCGATTATATACTCCATTGCTGCAGCGCTTGCGCTTTACTACGGCTACTTGATGCTTGTTCGGACCGCTGAAATGGTCGGCACGGGTATAAAAGCCGCTCTCGCGCTTGCATCGTATGCACATGCAGCGGCGACAGGCACGGAAGCGAGTGCTACGGCAGCCGCTACGGCAGCCCAGCTGGGCTTTAATACAGCTTTGCTTGCCTGCCCCATCACATGGATTGTGCTGGCTGTAATGGCGCTTGTCGCGCTGTTTTTTGCAGGCGTTGCAGCAGTCAATAAATTTGCCGGAACAACGCTGTCTGCTATGGGTATCGTGAGCGGAGCGATTGCGGTAGCGGGGGCGTTTATTGGAAACATCTTTGTTGCAATGATTAATTTCACGATGGATGTTTTCGCCGCACTCTGGAACTACATTGCAGCTTTCGCAAATTTCTTCGCCAATGTTTTCAACGACCCGGTCGCATCGATTGCGCGGTTGTTTTTTGACCTTGCGGATACGATTCTTTCGCTCCTCGAGGCGCTTGCAGGCGCTATCGATACCCTGTTTGGCTCTAACCTTGCCGGTTCCGTTTCTGGGTGGCGCGGTAATTTAAAAGGCTGGGTTGACTCGACCTACGGCAGGGGCGAAGAGGTTATGGCAAAAGTTAGCGCCGAAGACTATCACCTCCAGCGTTTTGAATACAGCGGCGCCTGGGATGCCGGATACAATTTCGGCAGCAAGTTGGGGGTTGGCGGCGGCGATAAGTTTAATCCGGCTGGTTTTGGAACAAGCATCCCGGGGGCGGATGCTGCAGCGGCGCTTGGAGACCAGGTCGGTGGAATCGGTGGCGGCGTAAACGACATTGCCGGCAATACGGGAGCAATCAAGGACGCGCTGGACATCACCGAGGAAGACCTCAAATATCTTCGTGATATCGCGGAGCAGGAGGCAATCAACCGCTTTACGACTGCCGAAATCACGATTGAGCAGACGAACAATAACAATATTCGCGGATCCATGGATTTGGATGGTGTGGTATCCAGACTCACGGACGCAGTCAACGAGGCCGCAAACGTAATCGAGGAGGGGGTGCACGCGTAATGAGCAGAAACGGATATGATTTCTATCTCGGAAAGTGCTTGTTGCCGATTACCCCGAGCAAGCTGACTGTAAAAATCAACGGCGGAAACACCACGCTCACCCTGATGGATGAGGGACAAATCAACATCCTTCGGCGCCCGGAGTTGACGGAAATCGACTTCGAGTGCCGAATCCCTCAGACAAGATACCCCTTTGCGAAATACAAAAAGAAATTCTTGAAGGCCTCCTACTATCTCGGGTATTTTCAAAAACTCAAGATGCGGAGGGGGCCCTTTCAGTTCATCGTTTCGCGCGTAAAGCCCCGCGGGGGAGTGTTTTTCTCCACCAACATGAAAGTCTCGCTCGAGGACTACACTATCACCGAGCAGGCCAAAGAGGGTTTTGACCTCATTGTAAAAATCAAGCTCAAACAGTACCGGAGCTATGGCACAAAAACAGTAACGCTGAAACAGCCCGCTCCGGATGCGCCGCCGGATGCGCAGCCGCAGGCAGAAGTACAGCCGACCAGACCGGTGGAATCGAAACCTGAGAGTAAAAGCTACAAAGAAGGCGACATCGTCAACTATCACGGCGGGACGCACTTTTTCAGCTCCTATCCGGGCGCAAAGGGGTATCCGGCAAAAGCCGGTCAGGCGCGTATCACTGCGGCGAACGGCTCCGGCAAAGCGCATCCATGGCATTTAATCCATACCAACTCTGCATCCAATGTCTATGGGTGGGTGGATGACGGGACTTTTGATTAAGGAGGACGGATGAGCATAGAACTCATGATTTCCGATGCCTCCGGAGCCAAGGCGTACATGCCGGCGGTAGAAGAGGGAATTGAGTGGGAGACAGAGCGCAGAGGCTCGCCCGGCAAGCTGACCTTTAAGGTCCTCGGTGACTCTGCTCTGAAAATACAGGAAGGGGCAGCCGTTCGCCTTAAGGTGAATGGCGCTCCTGTATTTTTTGGCTTTATTTTCAGCTGCAAATGGAGCAAGGACAATCTCGTAACCATAACAGCCTACGACCAGCTGCGGTATCTGAGCAACAAAGACACCTATGTATACGAGAACAGGACTGCGGCGGAGCTGATTCGGATGATCGCGGACGACTTCCGGCTAAGCGTGGGTGCGCTGGAGGACCCTGGCTTTAAGATTGCCTCCCGTGTTGAGGACAATACATCGCTTTTTGACATGATTGGGAACGCGCTCGACCTAACCCTACAAAGCACACAGAAAATGTATGTTCTATATGACGATTTCGGGAAGCTCACATTAAAGAGCCTCGAATCAATGAAGGTTGGCGGGCAGGGAACCTATCTCATGATTGATGAGTCGAGCGGTGAGAGTTTTGAGTGCGCGTCAAGCATCGACAGCGACACATACAACAAAATCAAGCTCACCTACGACAACGATGACACCGGAAAGCGCGAGGTTTATATCGCGCAGGACGGTGCCCACATCAACGAATGGGGCGTTTTGCAGTATTTTGACACGCTCTCCAAGGGTGAGAATGGACAGGCAAAGGCCGATGCCCTGTTGCAACTCTACAACAAGAAGACCCGCAATCTGAAAATCTCCAATGCGTTTGGGGATATACGGGTCCGCGGGGGAAGCATGATCATTGTGAGCCTCAATTTCTGGGGGCTCAATCTGAAGAATTTCATGCTGGTCGAAAAGGTGAAGCACACTTTCAAGGAAAACCAGCATTTTATGGATCTGACATTCCGAGGAGGTGAGTTTGTTGCCTGATGCAAACGAGTTTTTGCGGACACTGAAACGCGCCGCGCTGGATGCGGTGGAAGCGTCAAAGCCCGTGCAGGTTTGCTACGGGAAGGTGACCGCTCCCGCGCCGCTATCCATCCTCGTGGATCAGAAACTTTCACTCGGGGCGGCACAACTCCTGCTCACGAGGTGCGCGGTTGCCGAGCGGCCGCTCCAAGCCGGAGACTTGGTGCTACTCCTCAGAGAGCAGGGCGGGCAGAGATATATTGTGCTCGACAGATTAGGCACATAGCGCAGAAAGGGGGCGCGTATGATTCCATCATCTACGGGATTCCTCGCAAAGGATTTCGAGATATCGGTACAACCCACTCACACCTACAAAATGCATCTAAAGAGCGGGACCGTGCAGGGCTATACGGATGGACAGGATGCGATGCGGCAGGCGATATATAAAATCCTGTCCACAGAGCGCTACCAGTACGCCATGTACTCGTGGAATTACGGCGTTGAGTTGCTCGACCTCTACGGCGAGCCGATGACCTATGTTTGTCCGGAACTGGAGCGGCGCATCACGGAGGCACTTACATGGGATGAGCGCATCGAGAGCGTCGATGATTTCGAGTTTGACACATCAACCAAGGGCGAAGTGGTAGTGGCATTTACCGCGCACACGATTTTTGGGGATATCGAAGTTGAAAGGGTGGTGGATGTCTAATGTATGACGTGACACACGAGGAAATCCTCGGGCGGATGCTCTCAAGGGTTCCGGATAAACTCGACAAGCGAGAAGGATCCGTGATTTTTGATGCGCAGTCTCCTGCCGCCCTTGAGTTGCAGCGGCTATATGTGGAGCTGAACACATTGATTGCCGAAAGCTACGCCGACAGCGCATCAAGAGAACCCCTCATCCGCCGATGCAAAGAGCGCGGCATTACACCGTACGAGGCAACAAAAGCGCTTCTAAAGGGAGCATTTACGCCGACATCCATCGATGTGACGGGAAAGCGTTTTAACATCGGCGCTGTGAACTATACGGTCCTCTCCAAAATCAAGGGCGGAGAGTATCAGGTACAGTGCGAGTCGCCCGGCACCGGAGGAAATCAACTCCTCGGGGCTATGATTCCGATTGAGTATATCGAGGGTCTTGAAACCGCGGAGCTCACGGAGCTTTTGGTTCCCGGAGAGGATGAAGAGGACACCGAGGCGCTCAGGAAGAGATATTTCCGCTCTTTCAACGAAAAGGCCTTTGGCGGGAATGTGCAGGACTATCTCGAGAAAACCAACGCCATTCCGGGTGTCGGTAGCACAAAGGTGACCGGCGTTTGGGGCGGAGATATCCGCCCCGCGGAACTGATTCCGAGCGCCGGCGCAAAGTCCTGGTATGAAGGCGTTATCGGCAGTATGAGCGGCGAGTCTGCGAAATGGCTGAAAAGCGTATACGCGGCAGCAAGCGAGAAAAAACTGACCACGAGTGGCACAGTGCTCCTCACAATCCTGAACTCTGACTACAACGCGGCGTCCGATACGCTGATCCAGAAAGTCCAGAATGCAATCGACCCGCCGAAAGATGCGGGTGAGGGCTATGGTCTCGCGCCGATCGGACACGTGGTATCTGTGAAGAGTGCTGTCGAGGTTGCGGTAGCAGTGACAACGAATATCACATTTGACACCGGCTACGGCTGGAGCAACTTGCAGAACGCCATCAACGAGGCGGTGAAGGGGTATCTACTGGAGCTTCGGAAAACCTGGGCAGAGTCACCCCACATTGTGGTGCGTATCAGCCAAATCGAGACGCGAATCCTTGGTGTCAAGGGCGTTGTTGACGTTGGAGAGACCAAAATCAATGGCGTGGAGGACAATCTGGCGCTCGGGCGCTACGAGGTGCCGGTGTTTAAGGGGGCGAGCGCGTGAGGGATGTAAATCTGGTGTCCTATCTGCCGCCATTTATGACGGAGTTCAAGGAACTCACCGCCGCGTTGGATGCAGAGAACCCTGAATTCGTTCTTCTCTGGGTTGCGATAGACAGGGTTTTCCAGAACATGTTCATCGAGACTGCGGACGAATATGGACTTTCTCGGCTTGAGGGGGTTCTGGGCATCCTTCCCACCCCCGCGGACACGCTGGAGAGCCGTAGGCAGCGGTTACGCGGTAGCTACACCAGCGATTTGCCGTATACAGAGCGTAAGCTCAAGGAAATACTCGAGTCGATGTGTGGAAAGGGTAATTTCACACTGATTGTGCAACCCGAAAAAGGAATTGTCGCGATTAAACTGCGCTTGGCCGCGGAGCGCGTCAAAGAAAACATTGAGGCTGTTGTGGGAGAGATTATACCCGCCGGTATGCTTCTGGATGTGGTCCTCATCTATAACCGCTGGTCGAGGTTCTCAAGGCTCCGCTGGGATGATGTGAAAACGGAAACCTGGAGGAGCGTTTTTAGTGCGCAGAAGTGGCAGGAGGGAGAGGAATGAAACTGACAAAGAACTACAAGCTCAAAAAGCCGGAGCCCTCGGATTTCATCGATGTCGAGACTGATTTTCACGAGACGCTGGACACCGTAGACGCCGAACTCAAAAAGCACGCCGACGCGCTGGCCGGTGTAAAGAAAAACTGGCGTGTCGCGTTACCCGCAGCCGCTTGGACGTCGACTTTTCCGTACTCGCAGACGGTTCCAGTTCCGGATATGAAGGCTGACTACACTCCGATCTGGGGTGTTCTGAACGAGGAGAGCACGGAGGCGCGTGCCAAGCAGGTGGCAAGGGTCCAGCTGAAAAGCGTAATCACGCAAAACGGCAGTATCCGCGTATCCTGCATGAAGCGCCCGGCCGTGGATATCGTGCTACTCGGAGAGGGGGTATAAATGGCAGATTGCATTATCGCCGGTACCGGCGGAGGCGGCGTCTCATCGGATGAGCTGACCGCTCGCGCCGCCCATGTGCTGGCGGGGAAAAAGGTTGTTGGTGAGGACACAGACGATGATATCGGTGTGGGAGTTATGCCGAACAACGGTCAGGTGTCCCGTACCCTCCGCGCCGGAGAGAACCTCCAGATTGCGCGAGGCTACCACGATGGAACCGGCGTTGTCAACGCCGCTCCGCTTGCCGATCAGACTGCCGGAAACGCTGGGACTGGAGACATTCTGTCTGGAAAAACAGCGTGGGTCAATGGGCGACGCGTAGACGGTAGCATCCCGATAGTTGATACGATGGGAAACGGAGACGGCCGCGGCAATCATTCGCAGTGGTTCGGTTTGGACGGCAACAATCATACCTTCTGGGTTGAGTTGCCGCACAGAACGGCGTATTACACTCGGAGCGACGGAAAACCTCATGTAACTATTGAGGCTGCCGCTCTTGGAAATGTTATCAAGGAGCAGGTTTTACAGGGGGCGAGATTCTCCTGTGCTTACGGTATCAATGTTGAGGGCACAATTCCCACTTGGCACGCCTCAGGCGATATTGGAGGGCAGAAGGTACTGGATGCTTTCCAAGACACAGCGTTCATCGGAGATTACGGAGCAAAAGGGCGCGGGATTTACATGCGCGTTCTCGGAGGAACATATGTCGAACCCGGAGTGATGTGGTGCTTTGCACCGTGTAGCACCGCACTTGCTCAGAATGTGAGAGAGGGTGTACCGATGTTTGGCATGACAGGAACAATGAAGGATTATGCCGCGTCTTGCGTCCCTTTTGAAAACGCCCATTTCGACGGTACTCATATCTCGGGGTGGGCGAGCGGATCGTTTAGATATCCGACGACGCAGACTTGGAAACCGCTGCAAGTCGGAGATTTCGGGGATACGGGAATATCGAGTCAGAGGCCGTCGAGCTATAGCCTGACATGGGCGTTTACACCGACGGTGCATCTCGGAGCATTCAAGAGAGTCAGGATAACGGCATTCATAGATATCAGGAATTGCAAATTCGTGTATCAGGGTGGATCACGCGGATATGCCGCGATGACTGTGAGTTTTATGAAAATTGTTGGCGGAAATCAAGGAATGAGAATTATTCAGGGCGCCGGAGCGGCGACAGGTGGATTTCAACAGCATGATGCCGGTGTCTATCAATTCGACATTCCGGTTGAGACCTTCAATGAGCCGGTGCTCATTATGGTGGGCGCCACGATTTCACAGGTGCAAAGAATCTCGCAAAAGGATGCCTTGGTAAGGGCAGGCGTGAGCCGTGTGGAGCTGATAGCATAGAAAGGAGATAGATGAAAACAACGGTAATCTATGATGGCGAAAACGGCAATGTGCTCGCCTCCATCGGTGAGTACGATACCACAAGAGTACGCGTAAGGACCTTTGAGGTGCTGGACGGCACGCGGGTGGACAGAGTGGATCTCTCCGGAGAGACTCCGCAGGTGGTGACATCGAGCACACCTGCCAGCTGGAAGGCAGAACTGACGGCAGCCATTAAGCGGAGCGATGAGAAGCGTGCGAATCTGGAAGTGAAAGTGCTGAAAATACTGAGCGAGATGCAGGAAGGAGACGAGGAATGAGGATTTCTGAAACGCTGTGCAGAGCTATTGCGGAGCAGATAGTCGCAGGACGGATGTTTTTTGCCGAGGTAAGGAAGCACCTCAAGACGAGAGTCGCCGAAATTCTCAGAGGCATGGACAGGGGAGACCTTGCGACTGACAGCAACGCGCGGGCAAAGGATGAAAAGGAGGACGAAGAATGAAAGAATGGCTTTGTGCGGCGATCGGTGTCATCGGAGGCTACATTGCCTCACTGTTTGAAGGCTGGAGTGCTGCATTAATCACGCTTGTGACATTCATGGGAGTTGATTATTTTACAGGTCTCATCGTGGCGGGACTCTTCCATGCCTCGCCGAAGACGCCGGATGGGCGTCTCGAGAGCCTGGCCGGTTGGAAAGGGCTTTGTCGAAAGGGCGTCACACTTTTAATTGTGCTGATTGGAAAGCGTCTCGATCTGACTATTGGATCCGATTTTATCGGTGATGCAGTGATTATCGCGTTCATCGCGAATGAATCGATTTCGATTATCGAGAACGCCGGCCGGATGGGGGTCCCGATTCCTGCGGTGGTAGTCAATGCCATTGAGGTGTTGAAAAAGGAAAGTGAGCATCCGGAGAAGCATCATGAGGAGATGGGCGAATGAACAGCTATCAGGCAGGAGAGCGGCTGCTTTGCGGAGGTTATACCGCATATACTCCGGCGGGCAAGAGCAATTTTGTGAGGTCGGGTAGGTGGTACACGTCCCCGGAGCCCGGAGATATCGTCTATTTCTATCATGCTTCTATGGGGCGTGTGGCGCATGTGGGCATTGTGACTGCCGTGAGCCGCAGCATACTTGGTGCAGTCACGATCACAACGGTCGAAGGCAACACTGCGCCGGGAAGGCATTTCTCCAGAGACGGCGGCAGCGTAGCAGAAAAGCGCTATAACTTCCGCTCGAACGAGGTGGGCGGTCGTAACCTGATTAGTGGCTTCGGGCGTCCTGAATATGGCACTGATACATGCACAGCTGCAGAACTGATTGAGGCGGCGAAAGCGGAGACTGGCTATATCGAGAAGGCAAGCGCTTCGCAGTTAGATCAGAAAAGTGCAAATCCCGGAGCCGGAAATTTCACGAAGTTTGGAAAATGGTTTGGACTGGATGGTCAGCCGTGGTGCCAGATGTTCGTAAGCTGGTGTGCCTATACTGCCTGCGCTGCGCATAGAGCCAGAGCACATACCGGCTGGCAGCAGAGTGCGGCCGGATGGATGTACATCGATGAGACCGGCAGACAGCTGGCGGGCGAGTGGGCGCACATAGGTGGCCGCTGGTACGCCTTCGACAATGCGGGGCTCATGTTGCATGATGCCTGGTTCCGGTCAGGCGGTGGCTGGTACTACCTCGCCGGAGATGGCGGAATGCTTGCAGGGCAGTGGCTGGAGCATGAAGGAAATCAGTATTATCTGACCTCCACCGGGCTTATGGCACAGTCTGCGTATGTGCGTGGTGCACAGCCCTCTGTCGGTGGAGCGCCGTACTACTACTATGTAGACAGCGAGGGCCGCTGGGACAGCACGCGTGATACAGAGCAGCTCCCGGCGGGAGCAGAGGTTGCGACTTGACTCAAGCCTAACTCAAGTTTTTATGGCGGGTATCCGGAAAGGATACCCGCTATTTTTTTTTGCGAAAAACTGTTGACGTACGGTGTACCGTATGCTATACTGTATTTAGAAAGGAGGTGGAAAGAATGAAGGACGGAAATAAAAAGAGCCCGATCAACTGGACTGATTTGACAGCTCAGGCAGTTGTCGGGTTCCTAACAGGGCTCATCCTACTAATCATCGACAAGCTCTGGAAGTGAGAG